CTTCATTCTCAGAAATAGTAAAAACTTTTACATTCTTTGACTCAGAATATAAAAGATTTATAGTACTGAAATTAGTTTTTTTGCATGCCAAGTAAATTGTATCATAACTTTCTGAAAGATAATTTACCAGTCCATTGCAAACAAAATGATCTCCAAGTCCGAGATGGTGATGTACTACTAAACTTGTCATTTGAAATACTTAGAAAGATTTTCTCTAGGACCTTTAATAAGAGCAATTGCTTCTTTCAAATCATCATCAAGAGAATTCCAAAGATTAAACATTTCATCAGAAGCTTGCTCTTTGTTGTAGTTAGTTCCTTGAGGATGATCAATAGTGTGATTGTAATCCCTAATTACAGGTCTACCATTTACAAAGCAAATTCCTGCAAGAACAAGATCCCATCCCCAACCCATTTTATTGTCAGAGAAATCAACTCCCCTTGCACCCATTTCTTCAACAATCTCTTTCTTGATAAACCATACAGTCTCATCAGTACAAGCGACCATTCTAATATTTTCATGATCAGAATCAAGGGATTCGATATCGGCATTTTCTGCTGAATACCAAGTGTAATCTACATTTGGAGCATAAATTCCAGCATCATAATATTCAAAATATTCTTTAGCATCCTCAACTAACTTTTCCCAGTTATCATAAGCAACGTCTCCTTGAATATGAAGAAGAACATCGCCATCAAAAAGTTCTAGAGCTTTTCTAAACTGATCACTGAAGTAGGATTCATCTCCAATATCAATCCACCCATCTCTTGTATTATTATCATCACTGTTAATTACAGTAACTTTCTCAAATACTTTTGAGAGTGCATCTTCAATGGCGCAAGTTTTTTCAAATTGGCGATTCCAATTGAAAATAAAAGGTTGAATGTTCATTATCTTATACTGAGGTTTTTGAATAATTTACTTGATTTTTTATTTGTTCATTAATCCAGTAATATGTGTAACGGATACCTTCTTCAAGTGTCATCTCATACCCCCAATCCAATTTCTCACGAATCAAATCATTGTTAGAGTTACGACCACGAACACCTAGAGGTCCATCAATATGAATCTTGGCGACTTCCTTCTCTGCAACTCTTGCAGTGATATCTACAAGTTGGTTGATAGTAACCATCTCCTCAGAACCAATATTCACTGGTCCAATGAAGTTAGAGTCCATCATTCTTCTAGTCGCTTCGATGCATTCATCAATGAACAAGAAGGAACGAGTCTGTAAGCCGTCTCCCCACACCTCGATGGCTCCACCTTGTGACGGGAGGTTAGCAACTTTCCTGCAGATAGCAGCTGGAGCCTTCTCTCTTCCACCTTGCCAGGTTCCTTCTGGTCCGAAGATATTGTGATACCTAGCGACCCTAACAGGAATACCATGATTACGATTATAAGATAAGTAAAGTCTTTCACTGAATAGTTTCTCCCATCCATATTCTGAGTCTGGTGCTGCTGGGTATGCGGATTCTTCACGACAGTCAGGATTATCAGGGTCAAGTTGATTATACTCTGGATACATACATGCCGATCCAGAGTAGAAGATCTTAGTTTTATTTCCTACAGTCTCATTGAACTTACGTTGTTCTTCAAGAACATTCAGGTTGATTGTAACGGAGTTGTGCATGATGTCTGCATCATTCTCACCAGTGAATACAAATCCTGCACCACCCATATCAGCGGCAAACTGATAGATCTCATCAAAGGGAAGATGAAGTCTTTCAGGAACACTTGCGTAGAAGTTACCTGCGTATCCTTTGAATCTAAGAACACGGCGAACAAAGTCTGCCTCACGCAAGTCCCCTTGAACGAATTCATTTGCTCCAGTCGAAGTGAACTCTGGGTTTTTGAGATCAACTCCACGAACCCAGTATCCTTCTGACCGTAGTCTATTCACCATGTGACTACCGATAAATCCACCTGCACCAAGTACTAGTGCAGTTTTACTATATTCACTCATAAATTTAACTGTCATGCATCTTATATATTATACGAAAAAAGACGAGTTTATGCAACTCGTCTCCAATCTTTGTATTCAGGTTTACTACTTACATTCCAAGTAAATCAGCAAAACTACCTACTCTAGTTGGAGCAGTTGCGACTGGTGCAACAGCAGGAGCAGGAGCAGGAGCAGGAGCAGGAGCAACTGCTGAAGTTGATTCCTTTTTTTCAGTAACTTCCTGCTCTTGAACTTCTACTTCGTCTGATAGTTTTTCTGCTTGAACTTCACTTGAAGTTTCTTTTTCTGCTTTAGTCATTTAATTTAAGGATAAAACTAAATCTATTTAGTTTTAAAAGACAATTAAATTGCTCTTACAGTATCTGTAACGTAACAAGGAACACCCTCTGGATCTAACCATTTAGTATACTCAAAGTCTTCCATTGCAGTTAGCATTTGCATCTGATTGTCACAGAGGTACATATCACTGTACCGTTTAGTGTAAGAGTCTGCTTTCTGAATACGAAAGTCAGGTAGTCCGTTGATTTCTAATACACCACACTCAATGTAGCGGTATGGAAATCGTTCAAGAAGAATTTTCATTAAGCAACCTCAACAGATTCAAGATCAGCAGCAATCTGCTCCATCAAGATATCATAATCATCAAGTGGATCACCAGAGAAGATGATACCTTCGTTTTCATAGTAACGGCGGATTTTTTTGAGAAGTTTTGGGTTCTTCACATCTAGGAAGAAATCTCCATTTACAGCACCACGAAGGGTTTGAATGTCTTTCTTGAACTTAGAGATAAGAGTCATTGTCTTATTTGATTACCTTGTAATTATAAGGTTTTAGATTAAAGAAGTCAAGATGGACAGTCAAGTTTCTGTCCACACCCATAATCACTCAAGATCCTTCTTCATGATCAGTGTATAAGCGTATGAGATCATAATCTGCTGGCACCATCACTGCCTTCTGCCCATTTGCATTCTCCACACATATACACTCTCCATTTTCAATTCTATCCATAAGAGTTTCCCAGTGCTCTTGCCAATATTCAACGCTGTAAGTTTCCATATTTAGATTAATTATCTAATCGGAACGATAGGATTCGAACCTACGGCCATCCGCTCCCAAAGCGGATGCTCTACCAAACTGAGCTACGTTCCGCGAAAAGAAGATTACTCTCCAATCTCAACTTCAGAAGCATCCACAGTAATCACATACTTACTTGGATCTCTTTCACCATCACCATCTTCAAGGAAGAATTTTCTCACTTCATCAAAGTTATTAAGATATTTTTTGGTATCTTTGAATTCTACATACCAAACTACGTCAGTATCTTCAGCTTCCATTCCAGGTCCTTCGACTTCTTCAGTCTCATCATTTTTAATAGGTTGTGCTTCAATAACCATATTAACATCAGTCCCATGCTTTTCTTCAGTAGCAAGGATTAATTCCATGATAGGAAGTTCAGATAGTTTAGTCATAGTTGTCTGTTGGTTATAAGTAAATTATACTAAAATGCTTTAATTTTTGTCAAGTCCTGGAAGCATTTTTCATATTTATGCATTGTCACCCAAACGCTCATTAAGCATCTTAGTAATATCTTCTAAGCGTTTTTCCCACGAATCCCCACCATCTTGCCCACGCTGTGGATTGATGCAACTATCATCTCCAAGGTTATTGCATACAAGACCAGCAAGATCTACTTCACTTCCCTTATTTCCAGTTCCAGACCAGATGTGTGATCCATTAATCCATACAGCATGGCATTTGGGACATTCTTTTCTCTGTAATTTAAGATCGGATAATTCTTTATCCATGAAGAAACCTCTTAAGTGAACTACGCAATTAAGTTTAACATTGAAACTTGCTAAACAAAGTATTAGTTAATACCCACAACTAGTTATACTCAAAAAATACATTTTTGCTGACAAAAGTCTTCACATCATGACACTATTAAAAAAAATATTAAAACGGAAGATGGGGGAATCGAACCCCCAAGGGCTTTAACACCTCGACGCTTTTCAAGAGCGGTTCCGTCACCTATCGGATTGACCTTCCCTATTTTATTTCAAAGTCCAATTTACGAACTTTTCTAGATCTTCTAGATTCTTGCCATGCAATGTCATCAGTAGTTATTACTGAAGACTTTGAAGTTTCCTTGAAAGAGTTTAACATAACAACTTTAGATAAGTCAACTGCAGATATTTTATCTCCCCTTATCATTGCTAAATTGGGGCAACCACAACTAACAGTCTTTCCTGTTACGGATTGTAATTCCTTATTACAACACTTACACCTAATTCTTATGTCCATGATGCAAGCATTATCTAAGTTATATTTATTAAAAAATAAATACTTATGCCTTACTCTCTACCAAATGCTAGGAATGAAATCTAAAGACAAAGTAGAAGAAAAAGAAAAGGACCAAGATGAAGTTGATAAAAGTGAAGTTCTTGGTAATCTTGTAAAAGTTGTAGTTCTTATTTGGTCTGCTTCCCTACTAACATTCTCATACGTTAGACTACCAAATGGTCAAAAAATTCTTGATTTTGACCCCACATTTATTGCATCAGTATTTTCTGGATCACTGGCTGCCTTTGGACTCAGCCCTGCTAAGGCAGGTGGAGGAAATGCACAAACAAAGGGGGCAGCAAAAAAAGCACCTGAGGTTGTTTCTGCTGTTGAACCTAAATCATAGTATGCAAATTTAAAGTGGGAAATACTGGATTCGAACCAGTGACCATCTCCGTGTAAAGGAGGCACTCTACCGCTGAGTTAATCTCCCATAGTCATCATGCAATCTATAAATATCTTCTTCATCACACTTGCCACGTTGAACTTCAATAAAGACTAATCCTTCTGAAGAAGCAACTGCTCTATGAATTGACTTTTTAGGAATGAACCAAAAAGAACCTGGAATAACTAAATTTTCTGTTCCATTGATAATCATCTTACCAAAACCCTCAACAACTGTCCAATATTCATCTCTATGAAGATGGTATTGTAAAGAAAACTGCTGATATGGATCTACAGTAATTCTTTTTACTTTGTATTCAGGTTCATCAAGAAAAACTTCAAATTTTCCCCAAGGTCTTTCAACAATCATATTTAATCAACTGAGATGTTGTGAATCATTTTCTTCTTTCTTTTTTTGATAGTAGAGTTTGTAATACCTCCTTTTCATTTCACCAATAGTATTCATATCTTCTTCAAATCCCATATACTTGAGATTTTGGTAAGTACCTTCCATCTCACTAATAAGTAGAAGAATATTGGTAGAGGTTATAAGTCGACCTCCAAATTTATAACGATCTAAACTATGCATAAAATTTAGTCGATTCCCCCTAAAGCGGATGACGCGATTTGAACGCGCAACCATCTGCTTGGAAGGCAGAAGCTCTACCGTTGAGCTACATCCGCAGTGAGAAATGTATGAAATTGGGGGGTGGAAATTCATACATTTCTTCTCAACAATTATAGGGTGGAGTATTATAATTGTTGAGATCCAAGACAATTATCTCAGTCCTGAACCTTTATATTATAACATCGTTTTCTTACTTGTCAAGTAAATATAAAATTTCTCCATTCTTCAATATTTGTTTTCTCCAAATCCAACATAATTTTACTGAATGGTTTTTGGGGATTTTTCTTAAGAATTAAGTTTGCTTCTTTCAAAGTTTTACTACCTTTCTTTACATTGCAAAAAGTACAACAAGCAACTAAATTGTCCCATGTATCTTGTCCACCTTTTGAACGTGGAGTTACATGATCAATTGTCAATTTACTTTTTTCTCTTGATCCACAATATTGACATTGATAATCATCTCTCTTATAAATTAATGATCTAGATGGATAATTTACATTACACATCTTAGAGAATGGAATTCTTACGTAATTAACTAATCTAATTACTCTTTTAGAAATTAATTTTGCTTTTTCTTTGAAAAGTAGAATAATTGCCCTTTTCCAATTTGTAAAGTGTAAAGGTTCATATGAACTGTTTAGTACCAAAATTGTTGAATGGGTTTCTACAATTTGCATAGACTTTCCCAGATTCAATTTATTTAGATTAACGACTCAAGTAGGACTCGAACCTACGACCGACTGCTTAGAAGGCAGTTGCTCTATCCATCTGAGCTATTGAGTCATGAGACAATCATATCAATTTTAGGTATGATTGTCAAGTGGGTTTAGTCAGGTTCGAACTGACGACTTACAGGTTAAAAGCCCGCTACTCTACCAACTGAGTTATAAACCCATGAATAGTAGTTCCTATCGCCGCTAATCCTGAACTACCAAGGGGATCACCGCAGTGGTCTCTCAACCACCTTCATAATATAAACTAGTTTGGGTTCTTTGTCAAGACAATAGAATTGAAAAAATCTTTTTATTAATTAGATTCTTAAAGCTTCTTTAAGTACTTAGCCTGTCCTTTGAACCCTGACAGAGTTATTGTATCTGCATTTTAATACCTTGTCAAGAGGGAGATCAGAAGAATAAAGACATACCCCTCTACACTCTCTATAACCACCCTAGAAGGCGCTGTAAGAGCACTTAAGGTATCAATCAGGTAGGCATAAAAAAAGAGGGGTCATGCCCCTCAGAGTCTTATGCGTAAGTCAGTTTCTTACTATAATCATATGCATACTGTTCACGGTATCCTTTGATCCCCCATCCTAACCAATAGTATGCATGTGACATATACTGGGGAATAGTATCTCCATGTCCCTCAAACTCAGGGAGGACACGTTGGAAGATTGGTTCATTAACCATCCAACGAACTTGACCTTCTAAACTACTAGGATCACACTGATATTTGGCGCAGAACTTTCCAAGACCTTTGTAACGTCCAATACTAGTCCACTGAATTAAACCAAATCCACCAAACTTACATTCAGCATAGGAAACACGGGCCCCACCTTCACAGATATTGGCACGAAAGTTTGATTCCGATTTAATATTTCCCATGATCGTTGCAAGAGCATTACGATCACTAATTTTAGTATATTCCTGAAGTTTTTTAAGAACATATTGTTCATTAGGAGTACAGTCAGGACACTTCCACGTAAGATCATACTGAAGTGTAGGAACTTCTTCCACAGGAGGGGGAGGAGTAACTTCTTTTGTAAAAGCACAACTCGTAGATGGAATAATTGTCGCCAGAGCAATTGGCAGGATTTTGTTAATCATTAAATTAATTAAGTTCTACATCTGTTATAGAAGGTTTACTTCTTATACAGCACAAAGTACCCTTTTAAGGGTGAATTATGATTTATATATTTGATTCAATCAATCTCTTCCTCAAGACAGATATAATCAATGTCACTATTATCAGAAATATTAATCCAATCATGAAATTCTTCAGCAATAGCAATTGCATTCAGATGATCATTTTTATGATCACTTTCACTCAAAACACGAATACGATCAATACACCAATCTCTAACCTGAACTACTGGTTCAATCTGAGTTTCCATAATAATCTTTTTTGAAGTATCTGCTGAGGATGTTGCTATTATAGTAGGCAGGTCCTCCTGTGTCAAGTGATTCGGTAAGGACTCCATGGATAAAGAGTTGTCTTGTCTCCTCGAAGTTTGTTTTGCCACCTGTTTTATGTAAAGACAGGATAGTTCTACTAAAATTTTGTCTGCCCAATTTGTCAATGTCCGCTTTAAGTTCTGGACAAGACCCATAATACTTTCTCCAATCAGATTCTGATTTTACTTTTCGTTTCTTTCCTTTAGGCGTTCTATGCTGCCAAAAATACTTTCTCCCAATGTATTGTCGTTGGTTGGTGAGATTGGTAATGTTATAAACAAAACCATAGTTGTCCCGAATAAGACTACCATCAAAGGGAGTACCCAAGTAGATCCATGGGTTTTCATAATCAGTATCTATATTCTTCAATGATGTTCAATACTTTGACGA